TAAATCAGTAGGATATTTTCTTGCAAAAACTAACATATCTCTTTTTAATTCAGCTGTAGTTAGTTTGCTTATATCACCAAACAACACTCTTCCAATTGTTTCTAATTGATTTAATGTCATTTCTCTAGCAAGAATTAATGCATCTACCTCAGCATATAATGTTTCTACATCTTCAGCAGCTTCTTTACCTTTATCTACTTCTTCAAACACACCACCGTTTTGTGGATGAATTGAAAGAAACTCTTGCAACACTTGGTTTTCTTTAGGAACAACTAGCATTCCATCTTCGAACACAATCGGTTCTAAAATAACATTACCGTCTTGTTCATCAACAAATGGTGATTTTTGGTTTCTTGCATAACGAAGAGGTTTGTTAACACCTGTATCATTATCAAAATACATTAAGGGAAATCTTCTACTATGTTGAGTAGCCAACATAAAAGCTAAGGGATATTTCTCGCCAACTAGGCGGTAGACTTTGTCTACAAATTCTTTTGTCTTTTTCATTTTATTATAATTTAATTAGATTAAAAAAAAAGGGAGGAGGTTAATCCTCCCTTAATTATATATACTCCTTATGATTTAAATAAGAAGAAGTTGTTAGCACCTAGAGTACAAACACATCTTTCAGAAAGGAAGTTAACTTCCATTGCATCTAAATCTTTGTTTGAAGCTCCACCTGCAGAACCTGTAATCCAAGACTTATAACGTCTATCTTCAGCTTCTGAAGCTCTATATCTAACATGTAAGAAAGGTCTTTTAGCGTTTTTACCTAAAATTTGGTCATAAACTGTAGTAGAACCTGCAGGAACTAATAGTCCATTTATTGCTCCACCTACTAATCCACCTCTCATTGTTGGGTCATTTAAGTATTTCCACTCAGACTTATAGAAGTCATAACCTCTTCTAAATCCTGTAAATCCTAAATTTAACGCCATTTCTTCATCATTGTCAAATAGTCCATATGAAGAACCACCTGCACCATAAGAATTTTGAGCTGCTAACATATCATCAATATCAAACGAGAATGCTCTATTAACGAAAATTACATTTTCTTCAATTGAACCTTGCTTGTCTAATCTTGAAATAATGCTGTCAAATCCTGCTAAATCAGAAGGATTACCTGCACCCCAAACATTTCCTCTAGCTTCTACAACGTAGAATACACCTTCAGAACCTTTGTTACCTGCATCTGCATATACAGCTTGTGTAGCAACACCTGAACCTGCTTCTGCCGGTACAGCTTCTACCATTGCTGTTTCTAGATAATCATCGAAACGTAATCTAGTTTCGTGCTCTGATTTTAGATACCATAAGTATCCTGACGCTCCATCCTCAGTTTGAACTTCTATCCATCCGATTTGTGCCATATCAGAACCTGATACTTGGTACTTATCTTTTAAGATAATTGGAGAATTTTCAAAAATGAAATCGTTAGAAATTAATCCACCTTCCATTCCATTTACTCCTTTTTTAAATTCAGAACCATAAATGAAAACTGATACTGTACCTGCGTAAGCTGCTAAACCTGCTGCTTCATACATTGCTACTGTAAAAGTAGTTGCTGTAACTGCAGTTACGATACCTTTGTTGTTTAATGCAGAACCTGCTGTATCATCAGAAATCATTACTGTTTGACCTTTTCTGATACCGATTTGTCCTGCTGCACCTGCCGGTGCTACTGAACCTGATGGTTGTCTTGCAGGGTCAATTTGTGCTGCAGGAACTGTAAAAGTTTCTGAAGCTGCACCTGCACCTGCACCACCTAAAGTACAGTTTACATATTTAATATGTAATCTACCTTGCTCTGCCCATTTGATAAGGTCAGAGTTAGAAGGCATTTCTGCTCCTACCATTCTTAAGAATGATGAAACAGTTCTATTACCATATCTCTCAAACTCTTTTTCATAAGTATCAGGAAGATACTGATTCAAAAAGTTAAATTGAGCATTAGTAATATAGTTTGACGACAACGCTACCTGTTGTGCACTTGGCTGCAACTGATACGTTGGACTTGCTAATACTGCCATAATTAATAATTTTTAATTGTTACTTATTTTTTTCTCATACTTTTTATCTTTAAACCTCGACCTGAGTCGGTATTTAAAGCTCTAACTTTCATTCCTCCTTGAGTTGTTGCAGTTTCAGGAGTCTTACGAATATCCATACTAACATTTTTTGTTTTACGGACTACATCTTCAACTCCTTCCGCTTGACCTAATTCATAAAAGAATTTAGCAAACTTCTCAGGATTCATAGCTAGTGATAAAGCTCTGTGGTAACCTTGTGCATCTTTCATCAAACCTGTATCTTGGTCTATAAACTTATTTATAAAGTTTAAAACATTAGATTGTTTCGATTTCATTTCGGATGCATCACCGGGACTATAGGTAACATTTTTATCGCCTACGGTAAACTCAAAACCTTTGAACTCACTTGAAAAAACCTCGTCAGTTTTTTTAGAAAACCAATCTTGTTTTTTTCTAGTCTCTTCCTCATTACTTCTTACACTCTTAAGATATTGTTCATACTCTTCAATTTTTTTACTCTCATCAGAACTAACAACCGCACTTGACTCAAGGGGTTGTTTATACTGTTCTTTCTGTTCGTTAAAATATTTCTTAGCTTGAACAACAGCTCTCTTCTTTGCTAACTTTTTTTTCTTAACAACTTTTTCATCATCTACATCATCATCCCATCTAAACTCATCTAACAAATCGTCTACATCTTCTGAATCTATAGCTTCATCAGTTGCTAGGTAATACTCAGCTAACAAATTATCAGGTTGCATGTCATCAAAGTTTCTGTTCAATCGAACATAATCTTCGATTCCTCTACCTGTTTCTTTTTTATATTTTAGAAAAGATGAAACATCTTCAGGTAAAACCTCTTGTTCTTCTCTTTCCTGCATTAACTCATCAAATGAATTAATGGTTTTATTATATCTTTTTCCTAAATACTCTAGAACTGAATTGTCATCAAGTTCTACAGTTTTAGTTTCTTCAACAACTTGTTCTTCAACAACTTGTGATTCTTGAGCATCTTGTTGAGCTTTTTTATCTAACAGCTCTTGCTCTATTTCAGCTTTACCTTTTTCAGGCGAACTTACTTCTCTTACTTTAATATTTTCTAAATTCATTTGATTTAATTTTAATTTGGTACAAAGTTAAACATTCTCTAATATTTATTTTAAGGTATTATCTAGGGTCAAATTCTGATAAATTAAAGCCGTCTAAGCTATCCTCATTAGATTCAAAACTTTGTGGAGGAAGATTATTTTTCTTTTGATTTATCAAATTAGACTGTTCAGTATTTTGTTGACTAATCCTATCTGCTTTAGCTTTTTCTCTATCTTTTTCTCTTTGCGACAAAGCAGCATCTTGTTGTCCTTTTAATTGCATATTGTATTCAAATTCTTCTGCCATTAAGCTTTGTTTTAATTGAGCTTCAACTTTCATTTTTTCTATTTCAAATGCTATGTCCGCTTGTCGATATTGCATTTTCATTTGACCTTCTGCTTGAATTTTTTGCATAGCAGTTTGAGCTGCCATTTGTTGCGACATTTGTTGCTGTTTAGCTAAGACTGCTTGTTTAGTCATTTCTCGCTTTTCATCATCCTCTTTTTTTCTTTTTCGTTTCATTTTGAGTAATTGATTAGCAAGTTTTATATTCCTTAAACCTCTAATATCAATAGCATCTTCTAAGTTTATATCTTGTTTTGATAAAGCCATTTGTATATTTTGTTCTAACATAGCTTTTTCTTCTTCGTCAGGAGATACCTCAATGAAAATACCGAAATCATATATATATAAATCTTTTATTTCATTTAATATTGAAACATTGTATTTACCTATCTGATTTATAAATTCTTCTTTATATGATGAATATTCTAAAACATCAGCTACTCTGTAAGATAACGCTTCAGCAAGAGTTCTATATAAATATAAACTTGCATCTAGTATGTGCCTAGTAGCTGTATTAGAATTTAATGCAGCAAGTTTTTGTACCCCTACTAAAGCATCAGGGTTTGGTGTTGAACCATCTCTCGCTTCATTTAATCCTGTTACTGTTCTAATCATATCCATATAATGATTATAATTAGTTAAAAGCATTTGTGTTTTACTTGCTCCGCTATTAGATGTAAGTTGTTGGATTGGTATTCTACCGTTGTTAAATTCACCATCTTGAGTATAACTTCTACCTACAACGCTACCTGTTTGAAAATAAAGCCGTAGAGCGTCTTCAGGGTTATAAGCGTTACCCGTACCTAGGTCGACCTCATTAAGTCCGTCAGCGTCAATATAAACACCATCAGGGACTGTTTTAGCGATAACTTGCTGTAGCTTTAAATGAGTTATCTGTATTAAATCTGCAAAAGGTATCATTCTTCTAGTTAAAGACTCGATACTTCCCTTATACATTCGAGGAGCAACTGCTACATAATTAGGCATTGCATGTTGAGATGCGGACTTTGGTCTAACCATATTTTTAGATAATTCCCATTTTAAAATATAATTAGTACCCATAACCATAACGCCTTCATACCAAACATCAATTCGTTTACTTATTTTTTCAAAATTACCTTCTTGTTGAATTTCATCAGGAGGATTGAATTGGTCATCTTTTTCAATTACTCTAGCTCCGCCACCATCTAGTTTTTTCTTTTTGTATACATACTCTTTAGTAGTCTTATAATTAAAATACATAACCGTAGCTGTATCTCTATAAAAAATACTGTTTTGATAATACTGTGCTGTATTAAAATAATCATACCAAGTTTGACTGTATTTGCTTATTTCTTCTAAATCTTCATTTGTTAATGTAGGGTCAATTTTAATTAACTCTATTATGGGTAAAGTTTTTATTTCTCCCCAATAAAAACAATCTTTAAAATGCTTATCTTCAGTATAACTATAAACAAGATTTGCAGGGTCTACATAAGATATAGTAACTCCATTACCCTCAAGAAATTCATGTTTTGCACATGCAATACCACAAACAGTAATATCGTAGTCTAATCTTTTTCTAATGTCTTGATAATGATTGTCTTCAAACAAGGTATTTATTGCTTCTTCTTCCGCAATTTCAATAGCAGGTTTATAATTTAAATTCATAAACAACTGCAGTTCATCATCTGTTTCAGGCAAACTATCAGCTTCAACTACAAAAGGGTCAACTCCAAAATTTTTAGATATATTTTCAAGAATAGGTTTTGCAGACATTTGACCTTCTACCATATCTTGATACTTAGAACGCTTTGCTTGAGACATAGCATCTTGTGCGTATGCTTCAACTTTAAATAATCTATCAGACATTCCGTTAACAACAATGTCAACAAATTTAGGAATAACCGGTACTATCGACCAATCTAAATTTAAATAAGATAAATCACCATCAATAGCTAATTCATTTTTATATTTACCTACAGATTGCTCACCTCTAGCATACAATCTTAATCGGTTAAAATTACCCCATTGATTATAGTATCTACATCCTACACCATCTTTTCTAAACCACTCATATTGTATTGCTTGACCTATTTGTAACCCAAACTCAACTGTTGCTTTTTTAGCATCAGACACAAATTGACTTGGGAAACCTGCGGCAGTTATATCTATTTTTATATCTTTCATTGTAATATTTTGCTTAAAGTTCCTGTGTTTGTGTATCTTGCAAAGTTAATGCTTATTTTTGACTCTTTTTTGGTAGGTAAATATAAGTGTTTTTGATTCGCCATAACAGCCAATCCTGAACTTATAGTCGCATCAAAACGAGTTCTATTTGATATATCAAACTTTGCCCAATCTTCTAATGTTCTTGTAAAATACATTGTACCCATGTCTTCTGAATCTCTAAATGTTCCTTCAAAATCTAATCCTACATATTTTTCAATATACGATTCAATTGCTGCTGCATGAGATTGTTTTACATCTTCACTAGAGTTGGGGATACCACCTAATTCTCTTTCTGTTTTTGATAATTTATTATATACTTTATCAGGACGATTCATACTGTATCCTCGATATCCTCTATTTTTAAAATGATATAATAATCTTGGTTTATTGTTTTCACATAATATTGGCATACCATAAAATATACAAGCCATCAATACTTCTTCAAAAAATATTTCAGCTGTTTGTGGACGAGCTATATATTCTAAAAAAAACTCATTACTTGGAGCATCATCCATATTAAATTTAGTCATACCATGTAAAGAACCGTTAGAACCTCCACCTCCTACAACTCCTGAGATGTCATATGAATCACAACCAAACGAACCTATATGTTCATTGCCCGGATATTTTTTACCATTTTTAATATAATATTTATTTTGTAATTGTTTATTGGGAGTCCATCCGACTAAAAATCTACCACGCTTGTCAGGTCTAAAAATTACTTCACTATCCTTTATACCATCTTTCCAATAAAAACTTCCTTGTGTTACATGATGTTGTAATATTAAAGAATCATTATAATCTATTTGCTGATAAATTTTCGTCAAATTAAATAGTGATTGTTTGCTTTCATCTCTGAATGCATGTGACTCAGAACGAGGAAATTGTCTGTAATATTCATTTAATGCGTCAGGGTCAGATTTTAACGAGTCAACTTCATTTTGCCAATACTCTACTGCACCAACTTTTATTTTTTCATTATCGATACCTAATACAGGTGAAGCAGGAGTTTCTAGCACAGGCATACCATACCTGTCTATAAATCCTTCCATATTCCATTCCATAGGTATAAACAAATTATACAAACCGCTTTTTGTTTGACCGTTAGCATTTCTTTTCGTAGTATCCGAATCTTCATATAAACTTTTGAAGTTGTTACCCCCTTTACTTAATGCGTTTGAAGTAGAGCCCATCATGCATTTACCAATAATTTTACTACCCAACCTCAAACAAGTTTTAGTTACACGCCAATTATTCAATATGTTATTAGGTTTTAACCATTTACCACTTTCGTCATGTACTAATAATAATAATTTTTCACCATCATAAGAGTTATCATCTGTATTTTTCCAATCTATTGTAGTATCTAAACCGTCAAGCTCTTCTTCTTCAACAGTATACATGTTTTTCTTTGTTATTTTAGATGCAGGTACTCTAAATGCTAGTTCAGTTTTTGGTTTATCCATACCGTCTTGTATAGGTTTGAAAAAAAACGGTAAATTACTTCCAATAGGTACTACTTTATCTGTAAACATTTTTTTAGCATCAGAACCTGTTTTAGATAAAATTCCAACTCGTGAATCTTTTGCTAATGTTCCGGTATTAATACATTCTGAAGAACCCATAAATGAAAACCCTGAACGTCTTATTTTTAAATAACACAATCCAAAACTTCTTACATCAGCTTTACATGCTTCCCAAAAAATAAAAAATAATCTGTTGGCTTCTCTAAAATCAGGATATCCAACATCTATTTTTGTCCATTGTAAATACATATAATGAGAACCTGTTAAGTAAGTAGGAATACCATTATTATAAAACCAATATCCTTCTTCTCTGTAATCAAATTCTTGTTCTATGTAATCTACCCATTGGTTTTTAAATATTGCAGGTTGTTCGTTCCATTGAAAAATAGTAGATATCCGTTTTAATTGTTTAGGATATTCTTTTCTTTCCCAATATTGAAGCTTGGTAGAAGGGTCTCTCTTCTCTT